TGCCTTACCTTTAGTTGAGGTAGCCATTTTCGGCTCCTTTCTCTTTTGGTTACTTGCAAGTGTACGGCAGGTGGAGCATAGGGTGTCAAACACCCACATCCCGCAACCCTTACACCGAGCAATCTTAAGTTCGTTCATTTCATCGCCTCAGCTACTAATTCAGCAAGGTCGTCAAGGCTTCCCTCGTTCTTGATAACCCGATCAAACTCCCAGTTGTCTAGCGCGTGTTCTGAGATGTGGTCATTTACTGGGTCAATGTCAGGGCGCTCAACACGCCATACCTCGCCGTGATTCCACTTAATGCCGTAGTACTCGTTGCCAAAGCGAACATCTGTCACAACTACCTTGTCGTCAAAGTCCAGACTATCAAGCACCTTCATCGCCCAGATGTCCTCGCCAAATTGCTTGCGACCTACTTCTGTGCCAAAGATTTGCAATAAGCGCCGGACTTCAAAGTTCTTTTTAGCAAAATCCCACCCGTACTCATCTACAAGATCAGCAACGCGGATGCGGTCTGACACCAAAGGGTTTAGCTCGTAGAGAGCATCACGAATAGCATCGGCGAAAGCAATGCGCTTGTAGCCATACAGATCAACGAGAACCTTGGCGACTTCATCTTTGCCAGAGCCAGCGCGCCCACTCAATCCAATAATCATTCTTTGCCCCATTCAATTCCTACCCAAAAGAAAACTAGGTCAATCCCAATTCCCCATGGGTCAATTTGTATTCCCAAAGCAAAAGAGCGCTTAAACCAACCTTTATGAAAGCTCATGGTTTTGCCCCCCAACCGCCCCCGCGAAAGTGTGCTGGTGTTGGGCGAATGACTTTCTGCATTTGCTTTTGGCAAAGTGGGCAATCTGGTACTGAATTATCCTCAAAGGTCTGATACATCTCGATTGAAGAACTATCGTCATAACACTTATATTCGTATGTAGGCATTAGAACAATCCTGTCTGTGTGATTTCGGTTGATAGCCAAACGATGCACTCGTTGTTGTTAGCGTTCAGGCGTGTCTTGCCTGAGTCGTAGATCAAGCCATCCTTGAGTAGAGATAGGCGAGTTGGGCGAAGGGTATCGCCGGACATTTTGAGAGCCTGTTGCAGCTCTTGATCGGTTGCGCCCTGCTCTTGCTGGTCAAGAATAAACTGATAAACCTTGGCGCGATTAGAGCCAAACTTAGGTTTAGCCTTCTCGTAAGCTGCTGCTGATGTGGCTCTCATTTTGTTTCCTTAAAACTTGAAGGCGATTTGCCAACTTTATAGTTTTTAGATTTACCGCTTGGCGTACCAGTACGGGTGCTTTCAATTAGACGCTTGTTTTTTTCTAATTCAGCCTTAGCGCGAGCAATACTTTGCTTGTTCATTTTTGCTCACCTAGGGCAACTTGAGCGCAAGCATCTTGAACCATTAGCGCGACATTCTCAATGCCCAACTTGACCAACTTCTTGCGGTCTTGAGTGACGGGTAGCGCGCAAATCTGCTCGTAGATTTCTAGTCGAGTTTGAGCGCGAATGACATTGATGACCTTCTTAAGAATCTCTTGACCCTCTGGGGTATCAAGCACCAACTGATTATCTTTAACTGACCAATGCTGGTCTTTGCAAATAACCTTCACGATAAATCTCCATCCTCTAAGTAAATAAGCGCAAACGCGATCAATATAGCTAACGGTATTCCAAAATATAAAAGAAACATTTAATGTTTTCCGTTTCTACTCACAATATAATGATTTTCGCAAAGAGGTTTACCCCATAAATTATGAGTAGAGGGCGTTTTATCATCGCATAAAATACAAAAATTTAGTTCTTCACTCATAGTTCTTGCTCCTTAATATATTTACAAAATGGACATTCTGAATAAACGCATCCGCGACTAAATTGAGCGGTTGGATCTTCATAATCTTCTCCGCAAGAATTACAATAGGTAGACCAAGCTCCTACATCTATTAGACTTGTCATGGCGTAACCCAATGAGATGAGCGATAGTTTGTAAGAATTACCCATTCTAATAAAGCTGTATCAAATACAGTTTGGGATTCTTGATTTATACCCGATAGATAACCTTGGCAAAGTAGCGTTTCTACAAAAGTTCCGCACCAATAAGCCATCTCCCAATGAAAAAGCGGTTCATCTTCAAACCGATCTGCTTGAGATTGCCATTTATTAGATTTCCATTCCATAGAAGTATTCGTTAATCTTTCGAAATCTTCTGCGGTAATTGTAAGACTTATATTAGCCATTTATGCCACCTCAACTTTCTCAAAGATATTTTCTTTTACTTTTGGATGAAGTTCTACTCTCATTTTTTCAAATGTTTCTACAGGCCAACCAGCTGCAAATGTACGAGTTAATAGATTTGCTAATGAATAATTCTTTACTTGAGCTAATAGATGCTCGGCTTGTTCTAAATTTTTATTTTCAAAATACCAAAGAGCTAGCAAAGTTTTTGCTGGCTTTGAGTATTTAGCTGGTGAGTATTGAATAAGTTTTTCTAATGCTTTTTTATGTGTTTTATTATCTTTATTCAATAATCCCATTGCGTAATCTCTTACCTGTAAATCCTTTAACCCGTAAAGAGTTTCAACAATTAAATTATCAGATAGATCGTTTAGAAAAGTTTCTATAATTAAAGCGTGTTCTTTTTGCCAATTATTTCCAGTTTCTTGGTTTTCTTCTCCAAGATCGGTCGCTTTAAGAAGATCGCTAATTTCTTTCTTATTCATTTTATTCCCGTTCTATCGAGGTGCCGTTCACTTCGATAAGAGAAATCTACGCTGAGTCAGAGCTTAAGTAAAGGATTTAAGAAAAGTTTTGATTCAAACAGTTGTTTGATTAAACGCAATCAAAAGAGTCTGAAATCTCGATATCAACGCCAGGAGCTTCTGAATAGACTTTTTGAGCTTTAATGTCTATTACCTGCGAGTCATCGTGATAAGCGACACCCGTTAAACCATCTAAGGCGCCGCGAATATACTTGTCCAAATCAGGAGCTACTGTCGGGTAATCGCGTTTTACTGATTTAGGGCGCTTTACTCGAAATTTCATAGTTATCTCAATCGGGTCGAGGATTGGCGTACAACCAGCGAGCTTAGCTGCATTAGCTATATTAGCGCGCCAAGCAGCCAACTCGACTGCTTTATTGTGAATCATGCGCCCATTTCCAACATAGCGCATCGAGCCTTGTTGAATTGGTACGCCCTCCACGCTGAACTTAAAGCTCAACTACAACCAATTCATCCGATAAAAAAAACTTAACTCGACCTACGCCGTGTTCATCACGAAGGCGCATTTCTAGCCCTAGTTTTTCTTCTTCGATCTGTATTACCGACCAGCGCTCATTACGATAAACGAGTGTATCACCGACCTGTACTTGGTCAGCTTTTGTTCTTAGAGCTTGCATTAAATCCCCCTCAGGATTAGTAAGACTTACACGATAAAGTGTGACATAAAGCTCTTTTTAGCGCAAACTAGATTTTAAGTCTTTAATAAAATCAGGCGCCGGTACGCCCTTAGGCGCTTCCGAAGCGTTAAACCTAGGAGGTACTATGGTAGGAGTAGAGATAGCGCCCCTAAAACGATCCTCGAGCTGTTTAGAGGGTATCGGTTCGTCACTCCACGACCCTCTATTTAGCCAAGTAGCGGGATAAGCGGTAAATTGAGCCGTTCTATTCGGGTCATTAGCGTAACGCCTAGCACCCTCGATAATTTCTTCAGCGCTCGCAGTCTTTAGAGCTTTCGCGTAAGCGCGCTCAGCTTCTTGCTTAGCTACTTTTCTTGGATAAATAGACCAAAAGTCTAAAAAAGTATATTTATCTGTTTTCTGTTTTCTGTTTTCTGTATCTGACTCTCGGACATTTTGCGCCGTACGCGATCTGTACGCTCGTACGCGCTCTTTCTCAGCTTCTTTTTTAGCCAAAATATCTGCGCGACTTGTTTGATGATCGCAATAATCGTGAATTTGAACGCCATTTTCTACTTCATCCCAAAGACCAGCTTCAAATAGTTCGCTATAAATACCCTGAGAATCAAGTTTTTTGACTACCGCTAGGGTGAGAAATCCATCAGTTAGATACTGATTTGAGTAGCAAAGACTCTCAATATAAACCCTAAATGCAGTATCACTTAGGGGAAGAATTTTGGGATTATTAGGGAGAGTATCGTCTAATTTAATCCAAGTCATTTTATTTCCTTTACTGACTTAATAGCTAAATTGAATATAGAGTTTATCCACTCGGCATAAGACTCAGGCTCTATCTCCTCAGGGTTCACCAGCTTGCGCCTTGCTCGTTCCAGCGCATCTATAACCTCTAAGCGATATTCTTTGTTGCCAGCCTTCACCATATCGGTCAAAACTTTGTCTTGTTCCCAGATACGAAGTAGCTCAATTTCGTGGTGGCACTCTCGACCATCTTGGCACTTTTCCTCATGCACTTTTGTCAAGATATTAGCCACGATCTGTGTAGGTGAATTCACTTCTAACCCTTTCCACTTTTGAGGCTTCGATAACATCAGCAAAGGGTATGCCAGCGTTCTCAAAAGCATCTCGCAACCCGCCGACTCGCGGATTGTCAATGTTTCCGTTTTC